CCGAGGCGAGCCCGCCGGTCGGGCGGGCTGTGACCGGCGCGCGATGGCTCAGTCGTCGCGCGCGATCAGGGCAAGGAGGACGGCCGCCATGCCGCCGAGATATTCGCTGCGGCGAAACACGATCTCGTCGATCTCGCTCGCGGTGTTGATGCTGGGATCGACCTGCAGGTCGCTGCCCATATGTGGCATGAGGCGGGTGGCCTCTCGGTTATAGCGCTCTGCAAGGGTGCCGGTCATCGGGTTCACTCCGCGTACTCGCCTTCGCCAAAGGCGCTGTCCGTGATGCGCTTCAGCAGGCTGGCGTAGTGCTCGAGGCTGCCCACCGTGGCCCAGCCGATCTCGTCGGGGTGGCAGTTGAAATGCTCGTCGCTGAGGCCCTGCAACCGGGCGAGCATCTCGTCGATCTCGGCCTTCTTGCCGATGAAGGCGTTCAAGGCAGCCTCTTTGTTCCGCCGTGACTTCTCGGCGCGAAGCTGGTGGCGGGGCGTTGTCTGCGGGTTCAGGCGGGTCATTTTGTTTGCTCCTTGGTTTTGCGCTACCGCTGCGCTGCTTGAGCGCGGTGGCTGCGTTGTTTCGTTGTAAGCAGCTTCGCTCTGTGGCGGGTGCTTATCCAGTATAATCGAAGCAATATCAGTGCTTTATGTGAGGTCTCTTGATCATGCCGACACGCCGGTACCAGCTGACATCCGAGTGGCAGGAAATCGGCCAGGGCCCTCTGATGGTCGAAGCGGAAACCAATCAAGCGGTGCTCGTGCATTTCGCGGAGACGATCCCAAACACGCCAGATGCGCCGGCCCATCAGGTCAATCGCGGCACGTGCATCACCTATGAGGGCAGCGCCTTCTGCTACGCCCGTGCGGCGCAACATCAAATCGCCAAGCTGATCGCGACCGGGGACCTGCTGTGACCGGGCACCATATCCCTGCAGCATCGGCGCCGCGCTACGGCGTGTTCTGCATCTGGGCAGAGGAGAACGCAGATCTCAACAGCGGGGCTTTCGAGTGGTCTTTCGGGAACGGGAACGAGTCGCCCTCGGGCGTCGGCGTCTTCGTGCCTTTCGACTGCGAGCTGTTCGCGGTCGGCTTGGTTATCGAAGGAACAGGTCCGGCAGAGGTCGAAGTTCGCCAGAACGGCACAAGCGCCGGCCGCAGCGTGGTGATCGCGTCGGGGGACCGGGCGTTCACGGATTTTGCCCAATCGCCGGTGTCCTTCGCGACGGGCGATGTCGTTGGGTTCCGGACGGTGACGGGCGGCGTTGATACGAATGGTGGAACGGTCACAGCCTGGTTCCGCTACCCGATCTAAGGGGTGCAGAATGGAGGGGCTGAGCGAGCGCCAATATGCCACCCGCGTCGGCCTCTCACGCGGGGCCATCCAGAAGGCCAAGGCCACGGGGCGGCTGGTGCTTCACACCGACGGCAGTATCGACGCGGAGGCGAGCGATGCGCTGCGTGTGCAGGCAACCGACCCGTCGAAAACCCGCAAAGCGCCGAAACCGAAGCTCAAACCCGTTCCAGAGGCTGCGGTCTCAGCTGTCGGCGAAACGCTGCGCGAACAGGGAATGGCTGCCCCGCCGGTCGGCAGCGGCACGACCTTTCTGCAGGCCAAAACGGCCAACGAAGTTCTGAAGGCCCAGGAACGGCGCCTCCGGCTACAGAAGTTGAAAGGCGAGTTGATCGACCGCGCCCGTGCGCTGTCGCTGGTCTTTCGGCTGGCGCGGCAGGAACGCGATGTCTGGGTCAACTGGCCCGCACGGGCGGCGGCGTTGATGGCTGCCGACCTCGGCGTCGAGCCCGCCGCGATGCAAAAGGTTCTGGAGAAACATGTCCGTGCCCAGCTCGACGATCTCGCCGAGGTCAAACCCGATCTCAGATGATGATTTCGAGGGCGCGGCCGAAATCCTGCGTGCCTGGAGCGAAGGCCTAACGCCGGACCCGGATTTGACGGTCTCGCAATGGGCGGATCGGCACAGGATGCTGTCCGGCCGCGCATCGGCCGAACCGGGCCGGTATCGCACGGCGCGCACGCCCTACATGGGCGAGATCATGGACCGGCTGTCGCCGGGCGATCCCACGCAGCGGATCGTGTTCATGAAGGCCGCGCAGGTCGGCGCAACCGAGGCAGGCAACAACTGGATCGGCTTTGCGATCCACCAGGCACCTGGCCCGATGCTGGCGGTACAGCCGACGGTGGAATTGGCGAAACGGAACTCGCGGCAGCGGATCGATCCGTTGATCGACGAGAGCCCGGAGCTGCGAGAGCGGGTCAAACCGGCGCGCTCGAGGGATGCGGGCAATACGATGCTCTCCAAGGAATTCGCGGGCGGCATCCTGATCATGACCGGGGCGAACTCGGCGGTCGGGCTGCGGTCCACCCCGGCGCGCTACATCTTTCTTGATGAGGTTGACGCCTATCCAGCCTCGGCCGACGAGGAAGGCGACCCGGTCACGCTGGCCGAGGCGCGGTCGCTGACTTTCGCGCACCGGCGCAAAGTGTTCCTGGTCTCGACACCGACCATTCGCGGCATGAGCCGGATCGAGCGGGACTACGAGGCCAGTGACCAACGCCGGTTCTTCGTGCCATGTCCGCATTGCGGCGCGATGCAGTGGCTGAAGTTCGAACGGCTGCGCTGGCAGAAGGGACAGCCAGAAACGGCGGAATACCACTGCGAGGGCTGCGACACGCCCATCGCGGAACATCACAAGACGGCCATGCTGGAAGCTGGCGAATGGCGAGCGACTGCGACGGCAGCGGATCCCAACACCGTGGGCTACCACCTCTCGGCGCTCTATTCGCCGATCGGTTGGTTAAGCTGGGAGAGGATTGTGCGGGCTTGGGACGCCGCCCAAGGATCGGACGAGGCGATCAAGGCATTCCGCAACACGATCCTCGGCGAGACCTGGGTCGAGACCGGCGAAGCGCCAGACTGGCAGAGGCTTTATGACCAGCGCCAGCGCTGGAAACCGGGCACTGCCCCGGCGGGCGGATTGTTCCTGACCGCTGGTGCTGATGTGCAGAAGGATCGGATAGAGGTCGATGTCTGGGCTTGGGGCCGTGGGCTGGAAAGCTGGCTCGTCGATCATATCGTGATCGAAGGCGGGCCCGACCGGCATGACGCGTGGTCGGAACTGACCGCGCTGCTGGATAGAAGCTGGCCGCATGAACGCGGCGCGCATCTGAAGATTGCGCGGCTTGCCATCGATACCGGTTACGAGGCCCCGGCGGTCTATGGCTGGTCGCGGGCCCAAGGGTTTGCGCAGGTCGCGCCGGTAAAAGGCGTCGAAGGCTTCAACCGCGCAAGCCCGGTGTCCGGGCCGACTTATGTGGACGCGACCGAGGGCGGCAAGCGACTGCGCCGGGGCGCGCGCCTCTGGACCGTGGCGGTGTCGACCTTCAAGGCCGAAACCTATCGGTTTCTGCGGCTGGAACGGCCGACCGACGAAGAACGTGCTGACGGCGCGGCATTCTCACCCGGTACGGTCCACCTGCCGCATTGGGTCGAGAACGAATGGCTGAAGCAGTTCGTGGCCGAACAGCTGGTCACGGTGCGCACGAAGCGCGGCTTCGCCCGGCTGGAATGGCAAAAGCTGCGTGAGCGCAACGAGGCGCTGGACTGCCGCGTCTATGCCCGCGCCGCCGCTTGGATCGCGGGCGCGGATCGCTGGACGGATGAGAAATGGCGCGACCTCGAGGATCAACTCGGGGTGGCCGACGCCTCTGCGGATCCCGCGGGGCAGATCAACAGGCAGGCACAGACGTCGCAAGGCAAACGCCAATCCGACTGGCTCGGTCGGCGCGGAGGATGGTTCTGAACATGACCGACTGGACGGAAACCGAGCTCTCGGCGCTGCGCCGGGCCTATGCCAGCGGTACAACGCGGGTCAGCTATGACGGGAAATCCGTCGAGTACGGCTCGGCAGAGGATCTGCTCGCCCGCATCCGGATCATTGAGCGCGCTATCGCGGGGACGACAAAATCCGCACCGGTCGCAGGGCTCGCAGGCTTTTCGCGCGGGGATCGTTGATGTCGGCGAACTGGTTTGACCATGCGATTGCCGCCGTAGCACCGCGTACGGCAGCCCGCCGGGTGCTTGCCAGGCAGGCTTTCGAAACCCTGACGCGTGGCTACGACGGCGCGGCCAAGGGGCGGCGCACCGAAGGGTGGCGCGCGCCGGGCACATCGGCCGACACCGAGGTTGGCGTGGCCGGGGCGCTCTTGCGGGACCGGATGCGCGATCTGGTGCGGAACAATCCGCACGCGGCAAAGGCCGTGGCAGTGCTGGTCAACAACATCGTCGGTGCTGGCATCATGCCCCGCGCCGCCAGCGGCAATGACAAGCTGGACCGCAATGTCGATGCGCTCTTTGCACAGTGGTCAGCCGCCGCCGACGCGGACGGCCAACTCGACTTCTATGGGCTGCAAACCCTGATCTGCCGCGAGATGGTCGAGGCAGGCGAGGTCCTTGTGCGCCGACGTTTGCGGCGAGCGAGCGACGGTCTGCCGGTCCCGCTGCAAGTGCAGGTGCTTGAGGCCGACTTCCTCGACGCCACCAAGTCAGGTGCACTCGGCACGGGACGGCTGGTTCAGGGGATCGAGTTCGACCCGGTCGGCAAGCGCCGGGCGTACTGGCTCCATGGCGAGCATCCGGGCGATGCCTATGGCGCGCTGCAGAATGGGCTGCAAAGCCGCCCAGTGCCCGCGACCGAGATCGCCCATGTCTACGAGAAGCAGCGCACGCAGGCGCGTGGGGTGCCTTGGGGCGCGCCGGTGATCCGCAGCTTGCGCGATCTCGACGACTACGAGGTGGCGGAACTGGTCCGCAAAAAGACCGAAGCTTGCGTCACGGCAATCGTCTTCGGCGATGACGAGGCGCAGCAAGGCATAGCACCCTCCGTGGTGGACGCCGATGGTAATCGGGTCGAGCAGTTTGAGCCGGGGCTGATCGCCTATGCCCGCGGCGGCAAGGACATCCGGTTCAATCAGCCGTCCGCGACGGGCGGCTACGCCGAGTACAAGCGGGCGAGCCTGCACACAATCTCGGCAGGCTTCCGCGTGCCCTATGAATTACTGACAGGCGATCTCAGCCAGGTGAATTACTCGTCCATCCGCGCCGGGCTGGTGGAGTTCCGCCGGATGATCGACGCCGTGCAATGGCAGTTGTTCATCCCGATGTTTTGTGCTCCCACGTGGCGCTGGTTCACCGAGGCCGCATGGGCAGCCGGTCAGATCCAGACGCCTGAGGTGCCCGTCGAATGGTCGCCACCAAAGTTCGAGGCGGTCGATCCGCAGAAGGACGCGATGGCGAATTTGCTGTCGATCCGCTCTGGCACGATGACATTGTCCGAGGTGATCGCCCAGCAAGGGCGAAATCCGGATGCGGTGCTGGCCGAGATCGCCGCGACCAACGCCAAGCTCGACGCGCTCGGTCTGGTGCTCGATAGCGATCCGCGCCGCGTCACCAAGACCGGCAGCGCGCAGACAAGCGACCCGACAAATGAACCGGCCGACGACGATCCCACCACGGATCCAGAAACCGACCCGGCACAGGACGAGCCCGACCAACAGGACTGACCAACATGGACACGATGATCGAAATCCCGGCCTTGCGCCGGATGGCGGAGCTCGCGCCAAACTCAGCCGATACCGAGGCCCGCACTGTCGAGGTGATCTGGTCGGCGGGTGCACGGGTCCGCCGGTCGACCCTGTTCGGCGAACCCTATGACGAGGAACTGAGCCTCGATCCGGACCATGTGCGGCTCGATCGGCTAAATGCTGGCGCGCCGTTTCTGAAGGTGCATGAAGTCGATACGCTCGATGCCGTAATCGGCTCCGTCGTCCCAGGCTCGGCGCGTATCGAAAACGGCCGGGGCGTCGCGCAGGTCCGGATCTCGGAGCGCGCCGATGTCGAGCCGATCTGGCGCGATATTCAGGCGGGCCACATCCGGGCGGTTTCTATCGGCTACCAGGTCCACCGTTTCGAGGTGTCAAAACCCGAAGCGGCCCGCGAGCTCTGGCGCGCAGTAGACTGGACGCCCTTTGAGGTGTCCGCCGTTCCCGTCGGCGCGGACCCCGCAGCAGGGTTTCGCGCCCAATCCCCCCTTCACGACTGCGTCCTCCATCGCCGGGACGTCCCATCCACCACCACAGGAGCCATCACGATGACGGACAAATCCAATGATCCGGCGAGCGACGCCGAAGCCCAAACGAAAGAGCCGACCGCGCCGGTTGAGACCGAGGACACCACGATGACTGAACCGAAACCGGCAGCGACAGAACCGAAGGGTGCCGCAGTCGAAACCCGAACCCAGCCCAAGTCCCCTAATTCCGATGTCGCTCCTGCACCCGACACCGAAGCGGTCGCGACCCGCGCCCGTGAGACTGAGCGCGACCGCGTCTCCACCATCTACGATCTGGCCGAGCGGCTGAACCTCGGGCGCGGCTTCGCCGAGGATTTGGTCAAGCGCGGCGTCAGCGTCGACGAGTCCCGCCGCCTGATCCTCGATCAGGTCGCCGCCAAATCTGAAGAAACCCGCACTTTCAGCCAGGTGTCGATCCCGCTCGGTGGCCGTGATGAGCAAGTCACCCGCCGCGACGCCGTCGCAAATGCGCTGCTGCACCGCTACAGCCCGACGCTGTTCCAGCTAGAGGACGCCGCGCGCCAGTATCGTGGCATGACGCTCATGGAACTGGCTCGCGAAAGCCTCGGCAATGCCGGGGTCAATACGCGGGGCCTGTCGCGCGACGAGGTGGCCACGCGGGCCTTGCACTCGACCTCAGAGGTGGTCTCGGAAGCCACGGCCCTCTGGATGCAGACGATGGTGCCGCTGGCGACGGGTGATACCGTCGAACTTCAGGGATACTTCCGCGCCCACGATGGGTACTTCGCGGCCGACAACACGTCCTTTTGGGGCTGCAAGGTCGGCTGAGCGGTGGGAGAGCTGTCACAGGCGGTTCAACCAATCCCAGTATGTTTCGCCACACGTGCGCTTCTTCAGATTAGCGAATAAAGACTCGATCCGAAGCAGCAGCAACACTTTCATTTTTTTGTGGATATGCTGATGCTGGCGGACAAAGGTGCCCCCTTGCGCTTGACGAACGCCAGCGCGAGGCAGCTGACTGTGCCGGCGGATGCGACACCTGCTTTGTAGATTGGCGCGGAGATGGAATTGATCGCTTCTGGCGTGGGTCTGATCACGATTGCCGCAGCGTCGGATGTTATGCTGAACGGCGTCACGGGCGGCCCAAAAGACATCGCCGCTCTCATGAAGGGTGTGGCGCTTCGCAAATACGCCTCCGATACCTGACACCTTATCGGCTTTATCGGAGAGGTGACATGGGGCTGATCCTACTTGCTCATCGTGATGCGGCGCGTTCCGTAAGCGGGCCCGGCGAAGAGCCATGGGCCGATCCGTTCGATGAGCCAAGGCGTTGCTCAATCTGACCGGCGCAGCGGATAGCGACGGGTCGGTTACCATGAACATTACAGACAACCATACCGTCGAGCTGTTCCCGCTAGGTGATTTCACAATAGTTCGCGTGCAGGATTTGACGGTGGGGGCGGGATAAGTCGCTTTTTCCTACTTTCGCTCTGGCAAAAATCCCGCAAATGCAAAGCAAAGACCTCTGCATAACGATCAAGGATTCCCTTGATTTGTTGGATTTGGTATTGTTTTGGGAGATTTCCGGGGGATTTTGATGGATCTGTTTTTACGAG